ACAAAGTAAATGATTGGGGTTCGAATTGGTAGTAGCATTAGTAACAAACAGACAGAAAAAGATTTCGATATATTCTGATTTCAAGAAAGACCTTGAAATTAGTCCATTGTCACAGGATTTGACTGTGTTTAAAGATGAAAATTCTATTAAGGAATCTATACGTAATCTATTGCTCACTGATCGTGGTGAGAGATTGATGCAACCAACCATTGGTGGCAATCTTAGAGCTATGTTATTTGAAAACATCACGCCAGGTGTTTTGACTTTAATCGAAGATCAAGTAAGAACAACACTTGATCTACACGAACCAAGGGCAGAAATAATCGATGTGACCGTTACATCAATTGATGATCAAAACGTTGTCAGAATTCGAATACAATTTTATATTTTAAATAATCAACAGCCGATATCTGTTGATGTATTTTTAGAGAGGACCAGATAAATGGTTAAGCTAAACATTTCAGAACTAGACTTTGAAGCAGTAAAGTCGCAGTTCAAAGACTATCTGCAATCTCAGACGCAGTTCAAAGACTATAACTTTGATGGTTCAAACATGTCTGTGTTGCTTGATGTGCTGTCTTATAACACATTCCAAAATAACTTCTATTCTAATATGGCGATCAATGAAATGTTCCTTGACTCTGCCGTATTAAGAAACTCTATTGTTTCACACGCAAAAGAACTAAACTACTTACCAAGATCAAGAAGATCAGCGAAAGCTGTGGTTACGGTTACGTTTACAGATACGACTGCAACTGGACAATCAATTACAATTCCTCAATACTCACCTTTCACAACTATACATAACGGTGAGAACTTTGAGTTTGTTACTGATCAAACATATATCGCTAAGAAGACTGCACCAAATACATTTGTGGCAGAAAACGTAGATATCTTTGAAGGTCAAATGTTGGCAAGCTTCGAACGTGAGGGCTTCTTTGTTGACGAAGATGGTATTTTACGTGTGGTACTATCTAACGAAAACGCAGACACTGAATCTATTGCAGTATTCGTTGATGCTGAAGCTACAGAAAACGAAAACGTATTCTTACGTAAGAACGACATCTTTGGTGTTGGAGCGACAGACAAAGTATTCTACATCGAACCATATTATGATGGGCGTTACACAATTTATTTTGGTAACAATGTTTTTGGTTTTCAACCAGCAGAATTTGAAGATATTAGAGTACGTTATAGAATTACATCAGGCATTGAAGGTAACGGTGCTAAGACATTCTCTATGGCTACTAACTTTGGTAGTGCGGCGGTAACAACAACACAAATAGCTGCTGGTGGTGCTGAGAGAGAAAGTATTGAAAGCATCAGATACTTTGCTCCTAAGAGTTTGCAAATACAAGAACGTGCGGTCACCACGTCAGACTATGAAATTCTCTTAAAGACACAATTCCCAGAAATTAAAGCGGTTGCGGCTTACGGTGGTGAAGACCTTGATCCACCACAGTTCGGTAAAGTTGCCATTTCTGTGTATCTTGGACAAGGACAAGAAAGTTTATCTAACACACTTTCGAATACATACATTCAATACTTGAAAGAAAGAAGTCCTCTTGCGATTGAGCCTATCTTTGTTGCAACTAAATTTATGTATGGTTGTGCGGTTGTTGACTTGTATTACAATCCAAAGCTAACACGTAAGTCTGCTGGTGATATCGAAACATTGGCAAGAACTGCTATTGCAGAATATAACACACAATATCTTGATGATTTTAATACACAACTAAGAGTTTCTGTTCTTTCAGCGGCAATAGATAACATCGACGTTTCTATAACAAGTAATGATATTTCTGTTATGCCGTATATTGAGTACAGCCCAGTAATTAATGTTGCGACAAATCCATCATTCAAATTTGTTGCTAAGTTAGTTAAGCCATACCCATTCGACGAAGATAGAGGCTTTGAAACATACAAGCCAGCAATTAAAAGTGGTGTGTTCTCGTTTAATGGATCGAACGTTTATATACAAGATGACGGTGTTGGAAACATTCAAATTATTACTAGTGATGTTGCTAACCCTAAAGTTGTCAAGCCTTCGATTGGTACAGTGAACTACGACACAGGCGAAGTTAATTTAGTTGGTTTCATCACAGATGGGTATGTTGGTTCTGGTATTAAAATTATGGCTAGTACAGTGAAGAATGACATCACTGCCCCTAACGGTAGAATATTTACAATGAACGACATAGATGTAACAATTAACCTAATTGAGATGAAATAATGTCAGACATCGAAAAGAAAATAGCATTTAAGATACCTCAACAATTTCCAGCGATCTATCGTGAAGAAAATGCTGAATTGGTACAACTAGTACAAGACTATTATGAGTTCTTAGAAACTACACCTAACCAAGGTGTTTACAACTCAAGACGTATGTTTGAGTATAGAGACATTACAACTACTCTTAATAGTATGATTATTTTCTTTCAAAAGAAGTTTCTAAGTGATCTTCCATTACTTGAAGACGCTAGTGTAAGAATTGTAGTTAAGAATATCTTAGACCTCTATAGAAGAAAAGGTTCAGAGAGTGGTATCATACTATTCTTTAGACTTTTCTATGACGAAGACGTTGAGATCAGTAACCCAGCGCAATTTGTTTTGAAACCATCTGACTCCAAATGGCAGACTGGTACATATCTTCAAATGGTTCCTAATGATGGAGTTTTCTACGGAAGAGAATTAGATAGCTATTATCAATATAGTGACTTATTGTCTAAGAATATCGTGGGTTCGACATCAGGTGCTAAAGCGGCTGTGGATAAAATCAACTTTGTTTTGTTGAACGGAACATTAACACCAATCCTTTATCTTACTAACGTAAAGGGTATGTTTGATAAGTACGATAACATCATGGCTAGAATTGATGGTCAAGACATTTCGTTTGGTGTTCTTAATGGATCAGCATCAGAAATGCACATCGATTTAGATTACGGTGGTACGACAGGAAATGCTATCGGTGATCAGTTCTTGATTCAAAGTGCGTATGGTCAAGGTGGTGAGGTTATCGTCACAGAAACAGAAGATAAGTTTACAGGTATTGTTGACTATACATTGACAGATGGTGGTTTCGGTTACACAATACAGAACACCAGACTAGAAGTTTCTGATACAGTTCTTGTGTTGGATAACGAAGACTTTGCCTTTACAGAAATGGAAAGGCTTACTGATACTGCTGGTAATATTGGTACTGTAATTGGGCAGAACGCATCAGCCGTTGGTGTTAAGATGGATGGTACAGATGAATTTAATATTGGTAGAGCTATTACTACATTAGATAGAACACCAAATGTGACAATCAGTGGCATCTATACAGTCTCTGTTAAAAACAGTAGTTCACCAGGTAATTTGTACGCAGATACTACTTTGGATACTGATGTTAAAGTAGAAACCCTTTCTAATGTCGAAACAGTAAATCTAATTACAGATTTGATGTCACCGTTCTTGGGTGTATCTATTAATGCGGCGAACTACAATGATCCACCAGCAACAGCAACAATGAGCGGTACGGCTGATCCAGTTAGTTTAAGTACGCCTTTGAATCAAGCATTTAATTTATCACCATTTGAAATTGGTACTATCGATGCTTTCGAGAATGTCAACCCAGGCGAAGATTACACAAACGATGTGTTCACACTAGTACGCGATCCAGTTATGATTGCTTTCGACAGATACGAGCAAGTTCTGATTATGCCAGTTCTTAGTGCGTCTTTCTCTGTTGGCGATCCAATTACACAATCTTCTAGTGGTGTTAACGGTGTTATCACAGGAATTGACACAGATCGTTCTTTCATTAAAGTTAGACCTTATGCTTATTACGGTTTTGCAACTGCACCTATTTCACATAAAGGTTCATCGTATGACGTTATAGCATCTGAAAGAGATTACACATCAGAGGCGTTTGGTTCTAATGCAGATATGAGATCAAAAACACAGTTCGCTACAGGTAGAATTTCAGCGGTTAAAGTTTCTAACTCTGGGTTTGGTTACTTGAATGGAGAAACTGTTTTCCTTGTAGATGAGAATGGTGTTAAACAAGCAAGAGGAACACTCAAAGCTGACTCTCAAGGTGTTACGGCTGGTTTCTGGGGTAGTGAAACAAGTCAACTTAACGGATTTAAAGACGGTAAGTATTATGATTCACGTAATAAGATACACGACAGTGATTTGTATCAAGAGTTCTCTTATGAAATTTTGTCTACTGTTGATCTTAGCGTATATGAAGAAACCCTTAAAAAGAATGTCCACCTTGCTGGTACTAGACTTTTTGGTAGGTTCATCTATAAGAATAAAGCATCGGTTGGACTAGGGCATAGGTTCTATACAGTCAAGAAAGAAGACCAAATTATCGGAGGTCCAGAGATTGTCGGACCTAACCAACCAGGCGAACAAATTAAATACTCAGCAGATAGAAACACTATTTCTGTAGACACGATTAACCTCAAATCTGACGTTGTTTAAACAGATAAATAAGTAAAAAGACTTTAGGAGCAAACATGGCTAAGCAAATTGTAAATACAGGACTTGCGGATAATGACGGTACAGGTGATCCGTTAAGAAACGCTTTCATCAAAGTAAATCAGAATTTTACTGAATTGTATGACGGACAATTTGATCTGTCATATAATACACTGACCGACAAGCCAACTATACTATCTTTTGTGAGTGATGGTGCGAATAATCAGGTTCTTACCACTAATGGAGATGGAACTATTACATTCCAAGATGTGGGTTTTGATATCGACTCCGAATTGAATGTATCTACTGCGGCTAACAACCAAGTATTGGCTTGGTCAGGCACTGATTTTGAATGGGTCAATAACTCAGGTGGCAGTGGTAGCGGTGGTGGTTTATCAAACAACGCAATCATTGATTTAGTTACTAGTGCTGATCTTGACATGAGTGGCAACAAAGTATTATTTGGTAATGTGTATTCAACATTAGGTGATTTACCAAATGCTGGAACATATCACGGTATGTTCGCTCACGTCCATGCGACTGGTAAAGGTTATTTTGCTCATTCGGGTTCTTGGGTAGAACTTGCAAATGCCGCAGACGTAGGTGGTGGCGGTGGATCAAGCCTTCAATCAAGAGCAGACAAAGTTGGAACTACACCTTCATTAGCTAATGACGCTACAAATAATCTTGATATCACAGGATTTAAAGGTTACGCATTACTTTCAATCACTACAGACAAAGCGGCTTGGGTAAGAATTTATTCAAACGGTGCGAGTAGAACGGCTGATGCAAGTAGACTTGAAACCGCAGACCCATCACCAGATGCTGGTGTTATCGCAGAGGTAATCACAACAGGTGCAGAAACTGTTTTGATGTCTCCATCTGCAATGGGCTTTAACATGGAAGCCACACCAACAACTACAATTCCGTGTGCAGTTACTAATAAATCTGGATCGGCAGGGACAGTTGTTGTCACACTAAACGTACTTCAATTGGAGGCATAATATGCCGTTGCATGAGTATATTGTCACCTTGCACAACAAGGATGATCTCGAACAATTCTATGATGATATCGAAACACAAGAAAGTGCGGTTCATATATATGATACTGAACCTTCTTTCCCTAAACGTGCTGTTGAAGTTACAAACAGAAGAATAATCAGTCGCAACACACACTATATGCTATCTCACGAAGAAGCACAGGAGTTAAAAAATGACCCTAGAGTGTGGGATGTTGAGCTTGCTGAGATAATCGATCTTACTACAAAGCCAGTAGGTTGGAAGATGGTGAACGAGAAGTTCTCTAAAGATTGGTTTACAGATGCGACAGATCACAATTGGGGATTGTTGAGACACAGCGAAGATGCTAATAGAGCTAATTGGGGTTCTAACGGAACAAACACATATATCGATGATCTAACAGTCACAGCCTCAGGTAATAATGTTGATGTGGTTATCGTTGATGGTCATATCGATCCAGAACATCCAGAATTTAAACCAAGAGAGACAGCACACTACAAGGGCAACTTAGTAAACGATAACACAAATAGCGCATTGTTTGACAGATCAATTACCATTAATGGTTTGAAGATTGTTATTTCTGGTGCTGCTGGTGGACAAATTGCAACGCCAGATGAGTGGGGCAAAAAGGTAGCAAAAGTTGTTGATATGATGATTGATCCAGATGGTAGCAATGTAAACTTGGACGATCAAAAGAGATTAATATCCACTCTAAAAGGAGAGCCAGGTACTGTGCATGCAGGTTTACCTACGGCACAAAGAGTTGCTTATGGTGGTGGTGGTCAGTATGAACCAAACTTCTTGCTTGACGAAGGCATTAGCTCTTATGTGGGATACCAAGGTTTCTTAGATACACACGTCCATAACGATATGGTTTGGTATAGAAACGTTTCGGGTCCGTCACCATCTGTTGGAGATACAGATATAGAAGAGGTTGTAGAACACCTCATGCACACAATTCATTTATTTGGTTTACCAGGTGCAGTCGATGGTTCAGACGTAGCATTAAATTGGGTTGCATCTGAAAACTCTGGTTTTGCCAATACAG